TTTTTTCGTCCATCATCTTTTCATCCATCATTTTTTCGTTCATCATCTTTTCATCTTCCGACATATCCATACTCTCCATGTCTTCTTCTTTGCGAAGAGTATTGACTTCTGCCATCAGCGCATCTAACTCTTCTAGTGCTTTTTCAATTTTGCTCATATTTTTCACTTCCTTTTCTTGTTTAAGAATATCAAACTTTGCTTCGGGGTTTATTCCTTTTTCACAGATTGTAACCTCATGTAGTTCTAGTTTGCTTATTTCATTGTATTGTCCTAGTTCGGGGTGGCTTTTCTTTACTTTCTGTATTGCCTGTCCTCCTATGCTAAAACTCCTCAATGAACCTTTTCTAACGCCTCTTCCTATTTCTTTGGCTTTTTCTATATCGTCTCTTAATTTAATTACTACAAAAAATCCTACATCATCTACTTCTGTTTTCCATAGTTTTCCATTTGAATCTCTATATGATTTTACTACTTCTCCTACTTGAACATTAGAATGATTTGTCATTACATTTCTAAATTTTGGATTCTCCATATATTTCTCTACTGCTTCTTCCAGTGCTTTGAGTGTGATTAAATCATTTTGCTTATCAACAATTTCGATGCTTGCATATCCTCCAATCATCAAATCTTCTTGATTTTTTAGAATTCTGAAATCTGTAGCATTGTTTCTAACTACCGCAGAAATCATCCTCCTCAACTCCTTGTTATATTACTCACTATATAAAGAACACACTATTTAGACGGTATTCTGGTTCCTTTGAACTTATCTTCATATATATTCCATATACCTTTATCTGAATCTTTATCGGCTGGTTCTTGCTTAAATCCAGTCCAAGCCAACCACATTCTTTGACCCTTAACAGGTATGACTCGGATATGAAGTTTAGTTTCAAACTTGTTCCCTTTTAGGAAATATTCGTGATAGCCGTGTGTTTGAACCCCTAACTCTACTTCTCCGGAATCAATTATTTTTTCTCTTTCAAAAGACCTAGCGACTTCAGCAGGATATTTACCTGCTTTACCAAACAAATCAAACAGTTCTTCTTCATCTTGAATGTTTACTAACCAGTTTATTGTCTCATCACCTAATTTCATAACGATATTAATTTGATTATCTTGTCTAGAATATATCTTGAATTCTCCTTCTCTATACTCATTAGGAGTTTTATACTCTTTCTTAATATCTTCTCCTTGCATTATCTTAGTAGGATTAGCAAACAATTTATTATCCTCAAATTCTATACCGTCTCTTTTTTCAGACCACTCTTTAAGTTCAGATATTTTTCCTTCGATGACATCTTCATACAACGGAGCATGTTTATCGGCTAAAAAATCATGAACTTCTTTGACTGACTTTTTTCCGTTTTCTTTTAGATACTGAAATATTGCGCCAGTCAATTTAGATTGTTTGGTTTTCATTACTTCTTCTGCTTTGGCTTTCCACATATCCAAATCGGCTAAAGCATTTTTAGACATAAGATTATTTTCCTCAAATCCATAAATGGTAAATCCGTCTAAGTCTCCTTTGATAATAACATTGGTTTCTCCGTGAATATAATCAGTAACTAAAAGTCCTTTTTCCAAAGCACTAACATCATAATTCAAAGACCTCTTAGTATCTTGTGAAAGGAACTCTAATGTTACTACTTTATCCGGCATAGTTACTTCGGGTATTTCTATAACTTTTGCTGAGAAAAGAGTATATCTATCCCCTGTTCTCTTAACCTCATCTACCATAACTCTAACAATATCTCCAACATCTACTGCTATTTTCGTATTGAGTGCTTTACCTACTTCCATGTATTTTTTACCATCAACTTCTTTGATGTATTTTCCTTCTTCATCAGTTGGGCCAATATCAATACCAAGAGTATAAGAAAATAAATTACTTTTCGTCTTTTTCTTATCTAAAACAACTACATCTAAATCTACAAACTTTTTCCATTTAATCCATTTCGGATTCTTTCTAGTTCCTACATAATATGTAGATGTAATATCTTTTATGACTACTCCTTCCGAAGTAGGCATATCCATAATTTTCTTAGAATATTCATCCACATCTTTTAGATTATCTGCTTCTCTAGTATCTTTTTTAGACGGGAAATTAATAGCATCTGATGAATGAGAAGAATAATTATTGAACAAAGTAGTTATTCTTCTTTCTAACGGTTCATCTAATAAGTTCTCATCATTATGTCGCATAATGTCAAACACATGACATCTCAATTCTGCATCGGGATATTTGCCTTTAAAAATATGAGCAATAGTATCCGCACGATGTAAAGGCTCTCCTTCATCAAATAAAATTAATTCTGCATCTAGGATACAATCTCCGTATTTTTTTTCTTTTAATTCTTTTACTTGGTCTTTACATTTATCTGTGATATCTTTTTCGTTATAAGAAAATATTTTGATATTGTTATCTATCTTGTGTAACTGTATTCTCATACCATCATATTTTTCTTGTATGAGCCAACTTCCGCTAAATCCTTTTAGTTCTTTGATATCATCAATTTCAAAAATTCTATACATTGGTTTGTTAGGTATGATAAAATCTGATAGAGATTTCTCCTCTTCCGACTTTTCTATATCCTTCAAGTCTTCAACATATTCCTCACTGTGCCTAGATAAAAGCAACAGGTCAAGCATTTCCATAGCCGCCTTGACTTTCTTTTCTACCTTCTTAGAGTCTTTTCCATCCCCATAATGCTCAATAATATACAGGGATATGTCGTCCGATTCTAGGTCAAGTCCTTCAAGACCCTCCGTAATATCGTCTTTTTCTATGTCCTTGATTGCTAATAGTTCGGGAGAAAGTGCTTTATTATCGTTTCTTAACGCATAATGAACGAATTTCATCATCGTTTCCGGATTAGACATTAATTCCTCTAAGACATCACCTTTAAATCTTTTAGCGAAAGGGTCATCAACTAAATCAGAAGTGTATCTTAGTTGTTTTATTCCTTGAAATATTTTTTGTGCTTGAGAACTCAAAGGATTTTTTGCTTCTTTATCATTTATTATTACATCAGAAATATGATTTTTTAATTCTTTACCTGCCGCATCAAGTTCTCCATATGATTCTCTAATCATTTCTACAGCACTACGCCAGCGACTCCCATATTCATCGGGGTCTTCTTTTGCTGAAAGATAGGCTACTCTAGTTTTTTCAAATAGCCTCAGAATTTCTTCTGATGGCATTTTGTCTTTTTCTATATTAGCCAACTTCACCAATACCACCTACTTAGCGGTATTGTTGCGCTCTTGGAAGAAGGGGAACAGAAGGTGTTTTCTTTTCTGTTGTTTGCATGGCTCTAGTAAGTTCTCTTATTCTTGCTTGTGCTGATTCATTAAATGATTTTTCATCACCATCTTGTTTGTATTTATCAAGAAGCATTCCTAATTCCTTTGTTGCTGATTCTATTTCTTCTTGTGCCTTTTCGTATCTTTCTCTATTCAATACGGGATTATCTTCATAATCAGATTCTAAAATCTGTTTTAGTATATCCATGGCTTTCTTAAATTCTGTAATTTCTCCTGCTAAACCATAGCCATCTTCCTTTCTAGTTTGATTCTTTATTTTATCAGCCTTCTGAGCCTTTGGCCTTTTTACTTTTACAGTTTCATAATCGTCTCTTTCTGGTAGGCGATTTCCTTGCATTGACTGATAAAGTATTTCCTTCGCTTCTCTAGCCTTTTCAATTACTAGGCTCACCATTCGTTCTTCTTTTGTTACTCTTTCCGGCATCACTGACCACCTGCCTTTTCTACCATTTTATGAATATCAGACCAATCCATATTTGAGACATCCATGACCTCTCCACCTATTTTATTATCCATAGACGGAACAGGGCTTTCACTCACAACAAAACCTGCCTTCATCAATAGGCTATCTTTTGCATATATGGTTCTTTCTAAAGCCTCTACTTTACTTGATAGGGCTTTTATTATTTCTAGCATTTCTTCATTAATTGTTTTTTCTTCACTCATATTATCACTTCTTTTTTTGTGGGTAAACTAAATCATATAGTTGTCTATACAGTAATTCATATTCTTTTCTTAGTTTAGTTGCAGTGGCTACAATGTCAATGTTACGCTCGTCCATAGATTTCATTTTTTTATTTAGTTCATTCTTTTTTTTGAACGGCGTAATTTTTCAACCTAAAAAAGCATATGCAACTAATTGGAACAAATTAAAGGTGGTAAATGAAAAATGTTTTCAAAATCGTGTAGATGGCAATTACGAAAAAACAATTGATTTCTGCAGTCAAGCAATTAAGATTTATCCAAAAAATTCGGGAGCATTTTTTAATAGAGGTTTTGCAAATGAAGAATTAGACAATATAAATGAAGCAATTAATGATTATGAAAGATCAATCGAATTAGATAATGGGAAAGGCAATCAATGGGCATATAATAATCTTTCACTCTTACATGCATACGAAGAAAACTATGAAAAAGCAATTAAATTTATCAACTTGGCAATCAAAATGAATCCAAAAGATGGACTATTTCTAAATAACAGAGGTTGGATTTATCTTGAATCAGAAAATTTTAAGCAAG